TGGATCAGGTCGTTTTTGTTTGGCGTTACTGGAAACAATTTCGATGTTTTTGTAGCCTTCAGAATCAGGCTGCTCTTGCACTGGAATTGTTGTAACAACACCAATACTTCCCAAAAGTGCGGAAGGGTTGGCGATAATTTTTTCTGTTGCTGATGCGATCCAATAAGCTGCTGATGAACAGTTTCTACCGACATAACTCCAGATTGGTTTCTTGCCTCGTGCCTTGAAAATAGCGTCGGCCATTTCTGATGGTCCGAGTGCAACTCCACCTGGAGAATCGACATCAAATAAAATTGCTTTCACCTGATCGTCATCGAGAGCTGTCTGAAAATCTTTTGCCAAATCTGACAAAGAAGTTCCGCCTAAAAAGAAGCTGAAGAGATCACTTCTTGCAGTGATTGGTCCGTGCAATGGAATTACTGCAGTGCCATCCCGAATCATGACTGATCTAGTATTGCTTAATCGTCTTTCTGACTGAAATGAGAGTGATTTAATTTCGTCCAGGCGACAAAGACTCTTCAAAATATCGGGCTCGATCGCCCAATATTTTGCGATTTTTAGAATTTCATGCATTGCTGTTTTTAGTTGGTTGTGATGCTTGAATAACTTCTTTTGGAATCAATCCTGCTTCTTGTTTGAGTCGGTATTCCTTAAGGATTTGCGGATATTTTTTCTCAAAATCACCACCAGTTAAAATTGCTGTTTCTTCAGCGAGTGTGCTGACACCAATTTCAATTCTGGTTTGTGCGGCTCTTACTTCTTTTAACTGATCAATTTGTCCTCTAGGTGGTCCAATCCACTCAGCTCCCAAGTAAGCATTTTTGATTGTTGGATTGGCGAAAAAATTCGGTGCATTTAATTCGCCTTTTGCTACCGCTTCGGTGATAACCATTTCGTAAATCGGCTGACAGAGCTGGATTGATAGCCACTTGCGTCTACTTGAGAAAAATTTCCATGCTTCAACTAAAGCTGCCTGAGCTGCTGAATAACTTGCTGTGAAATGTTTGATTAAAATTTCAAACGGCAATTCCAACGCTACACCAACTTGACGAAGCACAGCTTGCACAAACGGATCAAAGGCTTGGTTTGGTCTTTTTGGATCGGCGATTTCAATATTTTCATTTGGCTGCAAATCAAGAATTGCGCCTGGTCCTAGCTTGTAATCTCCATCATCTCTTGCGCCACCTTCAGGGGGAGTCATTGATGCGAGTCCTTCTTCATCTTCTGATTTTACAAAAACTGTAAACATTGCTGAAACCACAGCAGCCATAATTTCTGCCTCAGTGTAGCGATCGAGTTGCTTAAGGCTTTCAATTACTGGCGCTAAATACGGAATGCCTCGTGTAAGGCCTGGTCTGGTTCTGCTAAAAATATGAAATACTTGGCGGTTGCCGTATTTATCAAAAGCTGGAACTTTAACAAATTTTTTCTCTTTCTGGTTTTGATAATCAGTGGGATGTTGATTACAAATTGAATAAGAAATTGGTGCGCCGTCAGAGTCCATTTCAACGCCACCAGCAAGAGTTGCGCAGTCAGCTTTAAAATCAGTATTAGCAACGCGATCAGCTTCAACAATTTGCAGAGCAAGATTGATGTTTCTATTTGGTCGCGGGGCATAGCGTTTAAGAATAAAAACATCGCCACTTTCAAGAACTGAACGCAAAACCAAATTTTGAATTTCGCTAAAAGTTTGGCAGCGAGTAATGTCGCAATCCTGATTTTCCGCCCAGTTGCGAAATATCCGTTCAGCATTTCTTTCAAAAACATCAAACTCATCTTCGCTTTTGAAATAATCCTTAAGCACATCGCGATCCAAGTGCGACTGAACTTTAAGACCAGTTCCAACAACATTCGTGACAACTGTATTCACCGCACCACAAGCAAGCGGAGCATTGCGAAGTAAATCGCGTGATCTTTGGCGTAAGTCCGGAAGATCAGGAAGCGTGACATTATCAGCGGAGCCATCAGTTGCATTCCAACTTGAAGTTTGCCTACGATCACGCCTTGCGCCTGTGTAGCCACCGGCAATTGCTAATCTCGTTCTGGCTTCAAATCTTTTTAATCCTGCTTGAGGATTGATGTAAGAAATGGTTTTATCCAACCAGCTTTCAGAAATTTTAGGAAATTTTCTCATACTGGAGTAACCCCTCTAACTCTAATGCCACCGCGATTTTTTCTTTTGATTTGCACCAGCAATCTTTTTTCGCGTTGCTCAAGCGTAGCAAGATCAGCTTTTCTAACTTTCTGCCCGTTATACCACGCTTCTTGGGCGTTTAACAAAATGTCAGAAATTGCCTGTTGGACTTCCGTTAATTGCTCTTCGAGTGTTTTCAATTTTTAGTAAATTCCTTTGCTTCTGACTCTTCTTGCTCGTTGATGCACTGTTGGCTGAATGTTTTGAACCTGCTTATTTTCTGGTCTAAATGGAATTTCTTTAATCCGTTCAACTGCTTTGTTTAAATCAAATTTCCAGTTACGAACTAATCCGCGCAGTGCTGCAAAAGCGTAAACTCTACAATCTAATGCTTCAGTTTTTGCTCCTTCGCGGCGCGGTGTCCATTCACGAACTGGTCTGCCTTTTGAATATTTGGTTCTGACAATTTCCGAAGTGATTTGTGCGAACCATTCGGCATCGCGCTCCATTGGAAAGTGCCAGTAACCAGCACCTTCTTCGGCAATGCGAAGTCGTTGCATCAAAGTTTCTTTAGCATCATTTACACCGATGACATAAACTGGTTTTTTTAATCTTTTGTTTTGGCTGGCGCGAGGTGGCCAGATTGGAACTCCTGAACCACTTGAACTTCCTTTGATTGCAAAAACTTTTTTGTGCTTCCTTGCATCGCAATAGTTGATGACATGATCCGTATAGTGACCGCCGCTATCAATGCACACGGCCGTAATCGGAAAATTCGGCAATTCTCTTTGATGCTCAAAATTTGTTTCCAGAATTTTATCAAGATCATTCCAAAGGTGCGGAGTTGATGGGTCACCGTAAATCACTTGGTAATCAAGTGACCAACTTTCTTCATCTTTTCCCCAGCCAACAATTTCGATTTCAAGACGATTATCTTGCACATCCACGCCGGCGGTGATGATGGCGATGTCTTTGAAAAGACGAGTGCCAAAATTTTCACGGCGCTTCATTAATCCGGTTGGATCAATAACTTCACCAGCCATGTCCTCCCAAGTTTCTGCAAGTTTTGTGTTCGTCCAAACTTGCAGTCTTGGCGGGTCTTTATGAACTTCGCAAAATTCCTGCGCTATATCGCCAAAGCTTGTCCAGCCATGCGGGCTGTAAAGTGATGACAGATGAAAAGAAATTGTTTTGTTATTACAATTTGGATTGGTCGCAACCCATTTTCCTTTCCGTAAAATTTCTGCTTTCTGGTGATCTTCCCAAACTGATCCGCATTTTTCGCAAGCGTAATAAGCTGCTTCTGGTCTACCTTTAGGCCATTTTATCTGCGACCATTTCAAAGTTTGAAATTCGCCACAATCAGGACAAGGAACGAAATAATATCGTTGATCACCTTCCAAAAATGCCGTTTCAATCCGACTGAAATTTTTAATTGTCGGAGTCGAGATCATGAAAATTTTGCGATTGCTAAAAGTAGCAGTTCTTTGAATCGCAAGATTTACTGGATCACCTTCGCCACCCGCATCATCAGGGTAGCCGTCAACCTCATCGAGGAAGAGATAACGAATCGGCATTGAACGAAGTCCAACAGCGGAATTCGCGCCAGTCATAACCAGAACGCCGCCTGGAAATTCCTTCATCAAAATTGTGTTGCCGGAATCTCTTGCTCTTGGGTCTTTTACTTTTTCACTTAACGCAGGGCAATTTTCTATTGCTGGATCAATCCGCATTTTTGAGGTGCGCTTTGCAGTCTCAACTGTTGGATTTACAATCAGCATTGGTCCTGGTGCGTGATGGATTACAAAACCCATCCAATTATTGCCGCATTCCGTTCCGCCAATCTGTGCGCCTTTCATGAAGACGACTTTTTCGCAAGGATTACTTGGCGACAAGCAATCCATAATCTCTTTGAGATATGGTGTTCTGTCAGTTCTCCATGGTCCAGGTTCTGCTGAGGAAATACTGCTTAAAATGCGGTGATTATCTGCCCAGCTTGATACTGTAAAATTCGGGTCCGGCTTTAAGCCTTCGCAGTGATTTTGAAGGTAAATGTCATCATAATTTTTCATGAACTTTTGATAGCTCTTCCAAGGCTTTGATCAGCTCGGCTTTTAAAATTTCTTTCATCTCAAAAATATCGGTTTTGCCAACAAGCTGAGGAATAACACGATCAGGAATATTCAAAATGCGATCTCTGGTCATTCGTGCGGCGTTGAATGCCGATACTTTAACATCATCTATCGAAATCAGCTTTTTTGATTCTTTTTCAAACTGTAATCGAAGCAATTTCGCGCCATATGCCTCTTTAATCGCTCGACTTTGCTGATAGCTTGGTCCGTTTGTTGCGTTTGGTATTGAATTCTGGCTGTAATCGGGCTTTTCCTCAGTAAATACTGCCTTTATTTGCGCCGGATCGGTGTTTTGACCCCATTCTTTATCAGCAGTTTTAGGATTTATTTTGCCATTTTTACCTTTGCTGACTCTTCCTTGTCTGATTGCTTTTCTAACCGCCGCCTCGGTAACGCCGCGATGTCTGGCATATGCTCGAATCGAGAGTTCCATGTTTATTTGTACTCATAAATTTTTATTCTTAGTCGAATGAGTTGCAAATTACTCGTCGCTTTGCTCCTGCGTCATTTGGCATCGTTTTGGTATTTCAAAACTTTTTTAAAATTTGTTCGAAAAATCATCTTAATTGACTTGATAGTGATGCTTCGGCGAGCCATACTGGATAAGCCTCTATGAGGTTTTTCTTATTAATCAAAACAAGGAGTAAAATGCCAAAATATCCAAATA